ATTTTGAGACTGCTTGTCTTCGCCTGTAAAAATTTCCTGTATTTTGCTTAATTTTTCGGTATTACTTTCCAAAACAGGAATTTTATTTTTTATTGCCTCGAAATCATTTTTCATGGCATTGATGGCATTTATATCTATTTCGGGCTTTATTTCCGGCTTCGCTTCCAGTTTTATATCCGGTTTTATATCTGGTTTTGCGGGGTCAGATTGTACCACCTGTTCCGTTACGTTAACTACTTCTTCTAGCATTTATTTAATTCTCCTTTTCAATTTTTTCTACTAAGTTATTCTTCTTTCTTATATATTCAATTGGTTTATTAAGAATAAGCTTATAAACCGACATTGAAGTTCTTATATCATTAATCTCATCTATGGTTCTGGCATTATAGCTTTCAAGTAATGCTCTTTTAAATTCTATCGACCTATTTATCCATTCGGATAAATATTTCCATCCTTTTGATTTAATGAAATCTTCAAAAACATTACCTCTTGCTATAACCTCTTCTGGGGTTAATTTTTGTTCTACCTCTGTTAATTTTTTAAAAATATCTCCTCTTTGATATTCGTCCTCCATTAAACCTCCTTATTACCTCTTTATTGTGCTACCGGTAAATTCATTTGACCCTGCATTTGCCCGTTCGTTTGCCCGCTCATTTGTCCCGATTGATTAAGCATGCTCTGCATTGGATTTTGTCCAGACATCTGTCCCATCATATTCTGGGGTATCATCTGTCTAAAGAACTGGTCTGGGTTAAGGAAATGGAGAAGTTTCATTAATTCCTTATCAAATGCAGTCTGGTTAAATTCAGGATTTCCGGCAAATATCTGCCTGTATCTTAAAAGCTGTTCTAACCTTGCATATTTACTAAGCCCTTCAAGTGAAGCGCCTACCGGCTCGAAATCAAATCTTCCGATAATATCTTCAACATCATATTGAGTTACAGTATATTGTTCTCCTGTAAGTTTGAATATTTTATCCGTATTGATGAATTGTTCATTCAAATCAACCATAAATTCGCTTCCACGACCTAAAATATTCTTGCATAATAGAAGTATCATTAATTTGAATCTGTAGTTTGCTGCTTCCTGTAAACTCAAAATACCCGTCGCTGTTTCCCTGTCCTGTGATGGTCTGCCCTTAGAATAATCATAAATTCCGTGAGTGGTCTGGATATCATCCGTTATAATCTTTGCTTCGGTAAAAGCATTTGTCGTAACATCTTTTGTCTCAAGAGCTTCTATACCATCGACATAATTGGTTTGTATTACACCACCTGGCTCATTTATAAGATTATCGATGTCAACATCTGCATCTCTTGCTATCTTATACATACAGTTGATGGCAAGCTTTAAGTTATCCATTCTAAGATTTCTTAAATCATTGAGTTCATTTTGAAGAGATTCGACCATTTCCATGAGACCTATACCATAGAACTGGTGTTCAACCGGGCAAATAATTCCAGAAACAAAAGGTTTTCTGCAATGCCAGTATGGATTTTCTTCATCCCTTATGACGACCTGTTCTTCTGCAAGAACTATTACCCTATCGTCTTCCCAATGTTCATAAAGGGTTACTTTCTGTGAATGTTTATCAATGCTATTATTGGGATCATGTTTATCAACATTTATAAATCTTTCCCGACCATCATCATGTCTAATAGTTCCTTTGATTTCTTCAACCATATTTACATTTTTATAAATGCCCATCTTCTGCATCTGTCTTAACCTGTCCATAGTGGTTTCTGTCACCATAATGCAGTATTCAGCCGTATCAATAGATGTAGCTTTGGGGTCTATATAAAAATTAAATATATCTATCGGGTATATATATGGGTCATCATAATAAAGTATCTCTTGTTCAACTTTTTCTATGACTGGTTTGCCTTTGTCATCATAAACAGGATTGCCAAATTCATCAATTTTAGCTCTGAACCTTTTTACTTTGCGATATTCTTTTTTCCAGTCGACTTTGGCTATGCATGTCCCATATATCAAACACATCTTGGTTAAAAGATGAAATGAATTTATAAAATCCATTCTGTTTATTTGATAATTTAGAAGCTTTTCGATAAGACTTGAATTTACAATATCTTCTGCTGAACGTGGTTTAACCGCAACAATTGGATCATATGAAAATATTGCCTCCATAACTCTGGGTATTACTGTTTCAACAGATGAAAAGCTATATGGTATAAAAAGCCTTGCCTGAAATTTATATTCTTTTTCACTTGCAAGACGTGAGCGGTATTGTTTCTGGTATCTTAACCATGATTGGTCATAATTAAGTCTTCTATAATCTCTGGCAGTATTAAACCTGTCTTTTACAAGCTGTTTTGCCTTTTCATCCTTTTCGCTTAGTTTTATTTCTACCAACCATATACACCCTCTTACTCCTCATGTTTTTGCTACTTATGCTTTTTGCTTTCTCTTTTTTACGTTGGCTTAAAGAACCTTTTTTCTTTTTGTTTATACGCTCAGGAAGTTTTTCGGTATCTGCTGTTTCATCCAACCATTCGTTAAATTTTTCCCTTGATATTTTCCCTTCTTCTACCATAGAGGCAAATTTACGAAGTTGCGCCTGGCTTTTAAATGGCATCTTTATCAACCTTTCTGTTAGCCTCGGCAATTTTTTCAATAACTTTCATCATCTTTATCTTGTCTTCTGGCTTTAACATGTTGTGCAAAACCTTAAAAACATAAGGACGTTTTTTATTATTTTGTTTATTTTCCTGCCATTTCTTTTCAAATTTAGGCATTTTTATCTGTTTTTCCTTCATTTTTGATATTTTTATCTTTTAAATCTTTTTTTTCCAAAACACTGCTTTTTTCTCTCAATTTATCTATATTTATATCCGGAATCAGTCTTATTGCGGAAGTTTTTAATACCATACTTTCATAACCGATAATATTCCCGTCCATATCGGTGTGTGTGGTGGTCTGTTTTGTGGTTGACATTTCCTGTTCCGCGATATATTCAACTTTTTTTATCGTATATCCATCAAGAACCAACATATCCTTTGTTGTTGATTTATCGTCGTTATCTGTTACTACTTTTATAATGCTCATAATTCTCCTAATTCTTTTATCAGTTCTTTGTTATTAAAAATTCATTCATAACAGTATCTCCGTTTTTATTTCTCTTAGTTGCTATATACGGGATGTAATAATTTTGTCCATTCGCAAATAAAATATAATATGGATAATAACTTCCTCCATAAGCAAGCCATTTCATATTCTTAAAATATCCCATATCAAAACTTGTTTTTGGGATAGTTGATTTGCTTCCAATTGGATTTTTTTTCTTAAATATTTTCTGTTTTAATTTCTGTTTTATTCTATCAAGTAAATTTTTTAACATATCAATATCCCGTATATGGATTTCTTTTTATATCTTTTTGTTTTCTTTCCTCTTTTATGATAAGGGGAAGTGTTGGCCATACCATAACAGCTATTGCCAGAGCCATCACTCTGTCATCAAAGTTGCTGCCGGAGGCACCCATTGAACCATCGGAAAGTTCCGTATAGGTCGAAAGTTCATCAAGTAATTTTTCGCTATGTAAAATCAAATCCTTATCACGAAGAGAAGTATCAAGCCTGTCTATCATTAAGGATTTTGTTTTCTGTGTTGTTTTCCAACCCAAATTTTCGGTAGTATGAGTTACACGTTTTCCAAATTCCGGTCTGTAATACAGTCTGTAATATATCGGTTTTAAGTGTGTTAAAGTTGTTAAACCATGATTGTTTACTTCTACCGCAATCAATGCTTCGTTATAATATCTGCCAGCAATGGCAAGTTCTTTAGAGAAAACTTCCGGTCTTATATGACCACAATATTCTGCAACTTGCTCCATATTCTTTTTGTCAAGAACCTCAACAGTAGAATAGTTGCCATCTGCAAGTCCTTCTGCAACATCCGCTCCAAAAACATATCTGTTATCCTTTTCCGGATGTTTATAAATAGCCCAGTTACCTGTTTTGTTTAACTTAAGTTCTATTTTCTTTTCAAGTATTCCACTTGCATTTTTAACTTCAACTTCGACAAACTCACCTATCTGCGGAGGTAAAGTTAGCTCACCTTTTTTATTTTTAAGTTGCGCTGTATAATCTTGCAGTATTTCACTATCAAATACATTCTTTCCAGTAGTGATAAATGCTTCTATGTCATCAGACGGGTATTCCTGCTTGAATTTATCAAGACGGTTATTACACTTGTTTCTTATAGCCCATCTGCGCCAATATATCTGTTCGTCATCAAGGTTATATCTTTCTTTTAATTTCTTTTCATTGCCATAGTTGGGATGATCCCAGTCTATTATTTCAAAATCGGTGGGCACTTCTTTTCTGTATTCTTCAAGCTCAAACCATGCTATAAAGATTGGTATATATTCATTCCGCCCAGCTTTCGCATCCTGCCATAAATCATAATAATAACCACCTACACCATTAGCCGTGGATTCAATTACTATTATTGAATCTTCATCATCTACGATAGCCTGAGGAAGTCCAGTCATTACTTCTTCCGGTTTCTCCCAGAAAGCAAGTTCGGAGATATGAAGATTCTGTATTGTTAAGGATCTTCCGGCCTGCGGGTTATTTGCCGTATCAACTCTTATAACGCTTCCAAGCCCAGCTTCCCTGTCTTTGGTTTTGGGATTTGGATTTTCAAATAAAACTTCAATTTTATTTGAAGTTTTTTGCATTGGCTTAAAATCAACATCCAATTTGTCGTAAAATCTTTTTGACATCTTAAACAGATGTTGCGTTGATTCTTTATCATGCGCAATAATGAGAGAAGTTATATTCTCGTTTGTTGCGGTATTGTGAAAAATTAAAGCCTCAATTAATGTTGAAATGCCGGTCTGTCTTGCTTTTAAAATTATGATTCTTACCGGAATATGTTCTTTTTTTAATTGCCGTATTTTTTCATATACTTTTGTCTGTACTTCATTGAATACAAATTTTTCAAGCTTTGCTTTTTTTGTTTTTATATATAAAAGTGATTCTATGTAGAATCTCGGATTATCATGTAATTCTTTAAGCAGTTCCTCTTCGCTCTGAATTATTTTGTTCATACTGCATTTTCATTCTCCTGAGCTTATCTTCGAGTGAAGATTTTTCTCCTATTTTTTTCTCTACTGTTTTGTCTCTTGCTTCATCTATTAGCCCGTACAGTTGACCATATAATTTAATTGCGGTTATCTTGTCACTGTCTTTTGTCGATTTATCCTGTATAATTTTTAGAAGCTGACCGGTTACATCCGCAAAATTATCGGCAGCTTTGCGTTTTGTTTCGGATACTATTGCATCCCTTACGGTCGCTTTTTGGCGCATGTTATAGAGTGTTTTTTTATTGACACCAATAAGGTTTGCGATATATTCTTCAGTTAAATTTCTTGTAGTATTTTCGGGATCGGATTTTATTTTTACATATTCTTTTTCGGTTTCACTTAAATCAGGATACTGACCATATAAATCCTTCCTTGCTACAATCTTTCGTCCCCTACCCATTATTTATCCTTTTCCATAAAGCCATTATAAGATTCGAGGTCGTTCAAAAAATTAAATGTCTTATCAACTATTGCCAATTCTTCACTGCCTGAAAAATAATTCTGGATACCCTTAACTTTTACATTTGTCCTTATTACGAGATTTTTAAGAATTTCTTTCTTTTTTTCTGGACTGTATTTTTTGCCATGAATTTTATCTAATGCTTTTTGTATATCTTCTCTTGTAAGAGTTTTTTTATTTTTCATGACAGATTCGATATCTTTTAAATCTGTTTCTATTTGTTTATCTTCAAGTGTTGCCATAATTTGCTCCAAAATATTAGAGGGGTGGGATTACCACCACCCCTTTTAACTCAAATCCACCCTTATCCACCCTGTACTTTTTATTGTATGGAGAAGCACCAAACCATGTCAGGAGGAATTATTTTCTGTTTTTTTTCAAGTTCCTTAAAATCATTAATTAATCTTTGTTTTTCTTTATCGTCTGCATTTTTGGCTATATTGTGTTTTATAAATCTTTTCAGCTTGTTTATAAACCTTCTGCCCATATCTTTGTATCTCTTGCAATGCTCTTTATGGTTTCCTATCTTTCTTGCTCCGCCACCGGATTTCTGTTTATTGGCCATTATTCTTTAGGTAATGCGCCCTTATTGATTATGTTGTCTGCTATTGCTTTTATGATTTTGTCGTAAATTAATTGCGCAACAACAAGTGTTATTATACCTACAATCATGCAGTTATATAACGGTAAATCTCCAAAATATCCAGAATAAAAACCGACTACGATAGCTATAATCCCAATTATAAAAGCCAAAACTTCACCCTTAAAATACTTTGCTATTGCTGGAATCTTTAACAGTATGAATGTAACTACCCATACCGATAAAGCAACCATCCACATTTCTTTAGGAATTGTTATAAATTCTTCCATTAAATTTTCTCCTTTAAATCTTCTAAATTATAAAAAACAGGAATTTTAAGTTCCTTTGCTCTGTTTATTTCCATCAATGTTCCGCTCGAAGTTTGGTAGTATGGAAGCACAAGAACCGCATCACTTGCTTCAAGCCACACCATCGAATGTTCTCTTATGTGCTCAATCGAAATTTGTTCCCCTTCTCTTAGTTGAAGGAACACATTATAATCGAGCCAGGGAATAAACGGACTGTATCCCGCAAGTAAAACTTCTGTCCCAGCTCTGATTCCTCTTCGTATATTGTTGAGGATATCCAAAACATTATCAGCAGAATAAGAGCCTGCTATATATGCTTTTTTCATTTGCTTTCCTTTTCAGTAATATCCATTGCCAAAAACATCATTGCCCGACAGAAGAAATGTCCGGCATGATCATCCTGTCCATCCTTTGCCATCCATGCATAAGCATGAGCCAAGGCGTGATTTAGATGTTCTTCAGCAGAAATCTTTCGCCAGTTATCTCTTTCATATTTGTTAACACCCTTATATAATACTTCTGAAAGACGAAACATTGCTTTCGGGTCAGCTAAATGAAAGCCGTATCCCATCTTACTCTGCTTCCCGCCGTTTTTATTTACTTCTATTTCTTCATTTTGAGACATTCCTTTAATCATATTTTTCCCGCTAATAATTTTTTATAATAAAAAAGCCCGTGACGTTAAAGTTGGGGCTTAAATCATGCTTAAAATTTAACTGTGTGCCTCTAAGGTGCCTTAAAATTCATTTTAGAAATACTTAATCTTATTTTTATATCAAGACATAATTTGATATCTGTATACATATTATCTTTTAAATAAGCACCAAATTTGATGACGATAAAAGCATATTTATATAATTGTCTAAATGATTAATTATCTGAAAAATTAACTCTATCAAAACAATTGCTGAAATCTGAGTTATCGGCTAGATTATTGTCTAAATTATTTCTAAGTCGGTTTCTAAATCATTATGAAAGTTCTTATTAAAATCTTCCCATCTTTTATCATAATAAAAACTGATTCTCATTATACTGTTGCTATTGAATTCTATTTCTTTTATCTGCTTTCCAGTATTTAACTCTATTGTATTTATTACTTCGCCAATTGTTGTTGATTCAGCTACGTTTAACATTTACTCTCCTCCATTCATTTACAATATTGGTTTATGTCTTTTTCGTATTGAGCATTACCCAACCTAACGTCAGTATTGAGATCATATAAATCAATGCCCCCCATTAGGTCAAATTCGTTGTCATAGTAATCAACATATATTTCATATTTTTCCGTTAAATCTTTTAGCTCTCTAAGAAAATTATCAATTTTGTCTTCCATTATCGCTCCAATCTACTATTTTTATATAATCCAGCAAGAGGTTAAGTTCTCCTATGGATTTTTCTGATTTAATAATTTCTGCTCCCAGCGGGAGCATTTTTAAAATACTTTTATTTAAAGTATTGTCTGTATCGTCTCTTGTAAAAATTAAAATCATCTCTTGATCTTTTTACTCATTTTATGCCAAAATGCTCTTACCCAGTAATTCTGGTAATAAGCAATTATTTCATCATTTTCTTTATTGAAGGGAATATTTGTTACTTCAAAAATTCTTTTTACCAGATGCAATGTTTCGTGAACCATTCCATGATAATCTTGACGATTTTGAATCCACACCAAGAAATATCTTATTGTTCCATCTGTTTTACTGCAGACTTCACTACAAAAACAATCAAAATTGTCCTTTTCTTCTATTCCTCCAATATTTTTGAGCTGATTCCTATCACCTACAACAAGTTGAACATCGCATCTGATTAAAGGACATATAAATTTATATTTCATATATTTTCCTTTGGTGGAGTTATTATTTAATTAGACTACCTTGTTTTTCTCATTTTCCGGTATCTTATTGCTGCCTGTTTTTTCCTCAAACCACACATATATTGCTTGGAAACACTGCACTTTAACTTGGTCTATTTTATTCCCAATCAAACTTTTGGCTGGTTCTATTTTTTCCCTATCTAAGCCAACTTCTATAATATTAAAAATTTCTTTAAATAATCCGCTGAAAGAATTATTTATTTCTCTTATACAACCATCTATTTCATTATTCACTTTTACCTCACCCTACTTTTTGATTTAACAAACTATTTAACAAAACGTTACTTAACTCCACCAAACTTGAAAAAAAGATTTTTACTTCAAAATTATAACTTGCGGCAGGGAACAGCTTTTATCTAGAATGAGTCCCTGCAAGACTGCTGGCACTAGCTCTCCGTTGTAGCAGCCAACCCATCTTGTCCTTTGCTTGTCAAAGGAAGCGATGGTGCTTTATCCCCATGCCCAGGGATTATTCAGCCACGCAAGTATTTTTAATATTTTATTTCGATAAGTTACCAAAAATGTCTACTTGATGTTTTTAGTTTTTGGGAATATTCTTATATAAACATCAAAATCATAGTCTTTTAAATTTAAATCCCCAATATTGCCATCATAGAAATTAAATTGTTCTTCATCTTTTTTATATTGTCCGACATAAGTAAAAGCTTTATTTATGTCGTTCCACGCAGCATCCATCATTTCCTTAGTTAAAATTCTTTTAATTCTTTCAAACACAATAAAATCCTTTTTTATTTTTAATAAATTTCTATTTTTATCCTATTTTTCTAAACACAAATTAATATTTTAAGATGATAGGATTCTAAAATTACATATGGGATGTATGAGAGTTTAACATCCTTATTTGAAAAATCTGGCCTGGGGGCGTGATACCCCCTGTGGTATATATCATGCTCGTATATGTATCAGACTGCTAAATCTATACACTACACATAAACATGAACAGAAAAATATAAAATAGTGATCATGTAAAAATATCTGGCTAGTACGTGCTCTGGGGCATAAGTCATATACTATATATGGTGTTAAACGATTAAATCTATATATGTCTATACTTAAATCGTGCTCAAGTTAACATAAACAGCATTATAGGTACTATATAATTACGACAAAAATCAATATTGTGGCTGGCAAGCAGTATATATGCAAAGAGTATTAAATAGTATTAATTAAACAGTATTAATAATTACTGATTAATAAGTATTAATTATATATAATATAATATAATATTATATCAAATACTATATTATATATATGGGAAATATCCCTTAATGCGTGATAATATCCTATCCATTATATAATTATTCCCTATTTGCCACAATTATATCAAAGTTGCTATATAATAGTTAATTATATATTATATTTATATAAATGTCCTAAATTATAATTATTTATATACTTTAATATGTCAAGTGTCAATACCCTAAATGTCTAAATCCTGGGTTTTAAAAAATCTTAAAAATATTTATAAAAACACTTTTGTTATAGATATAATTATAGAGAAACTCAAGACCTATTTGAAAGAACTTTATTCTATGCATTAAATTTTAAATAGACCGGGTATTATTTATGCTTTATTCCAAATTATTTAATCTTAAAATATTAAAAATAACCGGGTAAAAGACTACCGGCTGAGTTGCATGCAGTCTTAAGAGAGAAAAGTTTTAAAGAACGGATATCAATAAATAAAATTATTAACGAAATTTTAGCAAAGGAGCTGGAGAAATGAAACTTACAAAAATAACAGACGTTACAGATCAGAAATTTTTTAAAGTAAGATGTGACGATATGCTACAAACAATAGGTACGGAATGTAAATTAATTGTTACTAAATCCGGTAAAGAAAAAATAGATAAACTGCTTAAAAATGGACATATACTCTACAATTCCGATGGCAAATATCAGCCGAGAATAACCGGAGCAGTTTTAGTCTAATTTTTATTTTACCCTTCAAGGGCGGGAGAAATCCCGCTCTTTCTTTATTTCCACCACTCCAAAGTGCTGCAAATTGCCTCAATCAGTCTGTCTATTTTTTTATCTATGTAAATTTTGTATGAGAGTCTGGGCAGACTTACCGGTAGGGATGATTCCATATTGGCAACTCTGACATCTGTTTCAGGTTTCTGCTTGGTGTAAGCAAGCTCACACAGCACAAGGTAAGCGACCCTCAATCTCTCTATCCTATCAACGTTATTTGCGCCCGATTCGGCAATTTTAACGTTGTTTTTGAGATCTCTTATTAATGCGCTGAGATCGTTTTTATCAAGCACAAATACACCATTTTTGATTTTACAATTACGCTTTATAATTGTGCCTATCGTTTCGTTTACTTTCACTGATAACTTCCCCCCCTGTATCATCTGCTGCGCTATGGTTTTTATTTTGACTCCTTATAATTTTATTTCGACTCCTTATAAAAAGGAGTATGACATTTAGGGCAAGCATTTACGTAATCTGTCTCATAAATGGGTATATTCTTATATTTTACTGATTTAGGTTGTTTTTTATATACATATAAATTACCTTCTTTATCAAATCCAGCAGGCATTTTTTTTAAATAATCATCTCCAACAGCTTTTTTGACTTTATTGCCATGCACAATCCGATACAATTTAAAACTGCCTTGTTTTGTAACTAATAATTCCATTCACTTTACCTCCCTTACTGCAATCTCAATATTTTTACCATCAAACTCTCTTAATTTGTTATTTAATGATTCTCCATTTACAAAAACCTTCTCGCTATAGTGTACATCATAATCCATCATTCCGCTTGCCACTACTTCCCACCCCTGACCTTTTTGCAGGATTTGGGAGGCTATCTGTTTTATTTCTTTATATAGTGGTGCGTCTTGCCAAATAAAACTCTCCAGCACCTCCACAATATCGGCTTCGGTGATTATCTGCTCCGGTATTTTGGCAAGGATATTACCAGCAACTTCATTCTTTAATGCTTCTCCTATTTCTACTTTATACCCAGATTCGCTGTAAAGGTAATCTTCTAAATCAGTCAGTTCCTCAACTATCGCTTTTCTTAATTCTTCTTTATTCATTATTGCCTGCCTTCTATGTTCTACGTTCTAATTTTTTACAATTACAATAAGGACATTCAAAATCAGATATCTCTTTGCCTTTTGGAATTGAAACTGGATTACATTTACCACAATTTTTACATACAACAATTACTTCGTAATTGCTCATTTCTCTCCTTCCTTTTGTATTAAATCATAAACAAATCTTATTGCCATTGCTCCTATTTGGATTGCTTCTTTTCTAAGATTTTCATTATTCTGCTTTGGATATTTTTTAACTTCTTCCCAGAGTTCATCAAGTTCTTCTTTTATAACTGCGTAGCCCTCATGGTAAGAATGAAATTCAGGAAAGCCATACTTTTTTACAGCTCTTTCAAATTCATCTGCCATTTCTGCAGCTATTGTATAGGTTCTTGGCACATTTAAATCGCTCATTGTTCCTCCTCCGGTATAAAATTCTTAACACATTTTTGGCATAATATCATGCTGTCGCCCTTAAAATTAAACGTAAACCAGATTTTATTTGTAAGTGTTTTATGACATCTATCGCACTTAATAAGATTTGTTTTCTCATTTACTCCTTGCTCAAACATTTCCCCTCCCTTTCAAGTTTTTTATAAATTCAATAATATCTAGCAAACAAGTATTATTAAAAACAGTATCAAACATAGGAAAAAAGCAATATTGTCTCCAAGGCGCATACCATCTTATAACTGCTAATATATATCTGCTTGATTTTGATTTAACTTCAAATGTTTTTGTTTTTCTATATGTATTTATTTCAACAAAATCTAAATATTTATTCATCACTCCCCCAGCTCTTTATATATTTTCCAATATTTTCTCTGTGATTTTGGGACTTCGTTATCAAGGTAATCGGTTATTTCCTTTAAGTTTTTACCTTCAATACATTCAAAAATTCCATCTATACCAAAATCAACTGTTCTTTTGTATTCAGTGTTTATAGTTAAATATTCAATCTTATTTTCTTGCTTAAAACTATTTTTCCATAATTTAATAAAGGATTTCTTAATCATTATTTCTTTCCCTTTCAAGTATTACGATTACGTGCTGAACATATTTCTTATAAAGTCTATAAATATGATATTGCCATAAAGTTAAATGTCCCTTATATCTGCGTGTTTTAATTGTCCAGTACCATTCAAACATTACTCCCCCCTTATGGCTTTTATGATTTCTTGTGAATAGGCTTCAATTAATAATTTCTGTTGTAATTCCGCCCATTGTAAACTAATTTTGTTTTGTTCATATTGTTGAGTCCAATAGTTATATTTTTCTATCAAACTCTTCGCATCTTCAATAATTTTATCCTTATCAATTTCAGGGATTGCAAGGTTGCAAATGGCGGTAATAAGTCTTTCATTTCTATCATGCCAATCCATCTCTTCGCTTCCATCTGTACAGTGATGTCGTTCTAAATAATCAGGGTAAGGATTTTTATTTCTAATTATCTTCTCTATTTCATCCCTGTTTAAATATTTGGTTTCAGCAGCACTACTTAATAATTTTTCTAATCCTGCTATTGTGTTGTCCTTAACAAGTATCTGCTGTTTAAGGTCGGCATTTTCTTTTTTATAATTTTCTGCGATTTCGCCAAGTGTTTTAATCATATTTATCCTTGTCTTACTTTTAATAAGCAGATAATCTACTATCTCCGTAAGCTCTTTTATTATTTCTTCATTAGTTTTCGTGTCTTTAATATTTTTCCATTTTACGTCTTCAAGAGTCCATAATTTAAATTCATTTTTACGCCTCATTCCTTCACCTCTTCAACCGATATAATTACTTCTTTATTTAAAAATTGTTTTAAAAAGTCTCTACTGTAAGAGGGGTCATTTTTAATTATTGAATCTGTTAATGGCAGCCCTTCCCTCAATACTAATTGCTCAAGAAAAAATCCATAATCATTGCTGCCCCTGTGTTGTATAAAATATCCTTCTCCTTTAGATAATCGCAATTTTCCTCTTATTATCTCCATTATTCCTTCACCTCCAGACTTAGGATTACTTGTTTGTCATTCATATCAAATAATTTAAGTGGCTCATCGTGATATTTAAGTAAACTAATTACACAATTATCATTTTTGTCTCTAATATCAGCATCATACTCATAACAAATAAATTTCCCTTCCGCTATTACCTCCTGCCTGTTTTTTACTATCTTGGCAAGGTCTGCAATTTCCTGTTTTAGCTCTTTCCCTATAAATCTTCTACTTTCATAATATTTATAAAATTCTTCTTCTAGAGTCATGATTGCTCCTTCTAATAGTGATAACTTGTATACTCTATATTCTTATCTGTATCAGTGATACAAATATAAAAATATTCTTCAAACAATTCTTTTAAAGTTTTTGGTGCTGGCTCGGGTTTATTAGATTCCACGTAAAACTTATAAATATCGTCAGAATCACCTCCGTAACTTGCATACACTGATATATCACCTACTTGTCCGATAAAGCTGAAAGAATATTTATAATAACTTGTAAAACTTAATGTTAATTTTTCAGATATGCTTTCATATATCTTTGCAACCTCATCAAAATTATCTTTTGTTATCGCTATTTGTTTTCTATCGCTCATTTACTTCCCCTTTCTGTAAATTATTTAACTCTTCTTTCAATTCACTTTCAACTCGCTCATAATCCTTATCAAACAACCTATTCCTATTAGCTAGCAGATACTCATAATCCTGCTTACGATTTTCTTTTATCCAGCCAATAAACCATATCGGATCAAGATGAGCGGACTCATTTTTAAACTTATGGCAACCGACATCTAAGCAACACCCGTTTCTTATATCCCATCTGAAAATTAGATTATGCCTTGAGACAATATGATGTGAGTTCAGATTTGTAGTCTTACCGCATATCTCACATTTATTACCTGCTTTGAGCTTTACTAACAAAGCCCAGAGAATATCGAGTTTCTTTTTGATGGATTTATTTGATGTTGGCTTTTTTGTTTTAATCATTCCGGCCACTCCTTTATAATTTCTGGATATTTAAGATTGTCTTTTAGGAAAATTGGAATTTTGCATAACCTGCAATCTTCAATAATTTCTTTTACCCATTCGTTTTGATGCACTGGTTTCGGCGTTAGACCTCCGATAATTACCCAATCAAGTTTTGTAATTTCAGGGGCGTAATACTCAATATCTTCCATTTTGCTAAGCAGCGGCTCATAGGACACAAAAGTTTTATTCCTGCCATCGTTTGCCAGATATAAATCATATAACCTGCCCATGTTTTTATTATTTTCAACGCTTGTACCTAACCAGCAATTTTGAGGGAATACAAACTCTTTATACCTGCTTGGATTTTTAGTTAAGAAAATAAAAGTATGCTCTTCATAATTCTTAACAACATCTAAAATTCCCTGTATCCAATAATGCGGAATCCACTTACCGAAGATGTCATGCATAGAGCCAACAAAAATTCTGGATGGATTTTTAGGAATATGTAAAAATGCCAATGGATCAAATTTTATTTTTTCATCCCATTTAAACCTCTTGTACATCTTTTTTGCATAACAATACCAGCAATTATTTTTACAAAGTCCTTTTATTGGATTTATTGTAAAATCTACATATTCAATCTTTGTTTTATTCATTTCCCCTCCAGTAATTCTGGGTTCTCAAATTTATTTCCGATAATTTCTAAGCCATCTTCAAGTAGTTCCACCCTGTCATAACTACAAAGCAAATATTCTCCTTCTGTTTTTTTGTCTATTAAGACATATTGCAGGGTATTGGGGTTAAAGGTTACTTCTCCTACTATTGTGAAGTCATAGCAAGTCATTCCGTCATATTGATAATCAGCCCTTATAATATCCCCCTCATAGATTTCCTTGCCATTCTTGTCTTTAAGTCCGGTGTATTGCTGTATCTCTAAATTATCTAACTCTGGATTAGTTAATTGTTTGCAATAATAAGGTTCATAACTCCCATGAGGAGATATGCTATATTTAACTAACACAGCCGTATCATCACCAATACAAAGATACTCTAAAAAATCTTTACCAATCCATATTTTTCTTTTTTTATCCCATGCCCTAAACCTAATTTCTCTCATTTATTCACCTCACAATAATCACTTAATATTTCCTTCTTTATCTTCCCACTCAATACCATTTTTACTATGTAGCCTCCACATCTTGCCATCATAGCTTGGCACTAACCCCATTTTCCACAGGCCAACTGCTGACTGGAATGGATAACCTTTGATTGAATTAAACGGCTCTTTTTTGTAATCGATATATTTCCATTTTTTGATTTTTGGGAAAAATGAACCTATATAAGCCCCGACCGAAGCCCAGACCGAATCCCTGACCGAATCCCTGACCAAAGCCCTGACCGAATCCCTGACCGAATCCCTGACCGAATCCCTGACCGAATCCCTGACCGAATCCCTGACCAAAGCCCTGACCGAATCCCTGACCAAATC